CTTCTAAAAAAGTAGTAGCTGCTCCTAAAGTAATCAAATCTGGAATCTCTAAAGGAGACGATTCTAAACGTGGTGCGGTCAAACAAAAACTTGGTAGATTGAAACGATCTGGAAAAATCCAGGATGCTCAATCTGCTATTCTTGAAATAATCTCAAAATAAAGGGAAAATAACATGGCACAACCAACAAATACATTTGATACTTATGATGCAGTAGGTATTAGAGAAGATTTGCAAGATGTGATTTATTCTATTTCTCCAACTGAAACTCCTTTCATGAGTTCAGCTGCGAGAGAACAAGTAAAGAACACTTTGCATGAGTGGCAAACTGATTCTTTGGCAGCAGCAGTTACAAATAACGCTGTTATCGAAGGTGATGATGCTACTTTAGATGCATCATCTGCTACTACAAGACTTGGTAACTACACACAGATTATGGACAAAACTGTTGTAATTACAGGCACACAAGAAGCAGTTGACAAAGCTGGTAGAGCTTCTGAATTAGCTTACCAAATTGCTAAAAAATCTAAAGAACTAAAAAGAGACATTGAGTCTACTTTATTAACTAACCAAGCTAGAGTTGCAGGTAATTCTTCAACTGCTAGAAAATTTGGTTCAATTGGTTCTTGGGTTGCAACTAATGATGACTTAGGTGCTAGTGGTGCTTCACCAACAGGTGATGGTACTGATGCTAGAACTGATGGTACTCAAAGAGCTTTAACTGAAGCTTCTTTAAAATCTGTGATCAAAAATGTTTGGAACGCAGGTGGAAACCCTTCTGTCATAATGGTAGGACCATTCAATAAACAGAAAATTTCTGGATTTACTGGTGGATCTACTAGATTTGATGCTTCTGAAGACAAAACTTTATACACTTCAATAGATGTATATTCTTCAGACTTCGGTGATTTAGAAGTAGTACCTAACAGATTCTCTAGAGATAGAGACGCTTGGGTATTAGATATGGACTACTGGTCTGTAGGTTTCTTAAGAGACTTCACTATGCATGAATTATCAAAATCTGGTGATTCTGAGAAAAGACAATTACTTGTTGAACTTTCTCTAATCTCTAGAAATGAAGCTGCAAGTGGTCTAGTTGCTGACTTAACAACAGCGTAATAATTAAATACTAGGGGGGAGTACCCTAAACATTTACTTCCCCCAGTATCAATCTTGACTATGAAGTTTAATAGGGTAATAACGGAACGTAGAAGGAGAATAAAAAATGAGAACACTAAACGACTATTTTTTAACAGCAAAAGTTACTGATATTAGTACAGCAGGAAGCACATTCGTAGCTGTACCTGATGCTGGTAATATTGTTAAAATTTACACATCAATTAAAAATGCAATTACAACTGCTGATGCAGCAATTACATTTGAAATTGGTGGTACTGCTGTTACTAATGGAGCAATAACTGTTACACAATCTGGTTCTGCTGCTGGTGATGTAGATTCATCTACACCTAGTGCTGCTAACCGAGTAGAAGAAGGTGGATCTATCGAAATTATTTCTGATGGTGCATCTGCTACTGCGTGTGAAATGATTGTTACATTTGTAATAAGAAGATAATAAATTCAGGGGATGGCAACATCCCCTAACTAATGGAGAAATTATAATGCATAATGGAATGAGACCAACGACAACAGAAAAAGTTAACTCATCTGGTACATCTGCACAATCTGCTGCTTTTGGTGCTAACATTGAATATGTTAGAGTAATACCAGACGCTGATTGTCATATAGAATTTGGAGTTAATCCAACAGCTACAACTTCAAGTATTTTTTTGGAATCAAAAACTTCTGAATATTTTAAAGTTTCAGCAGGTGAAAAAGTTGCTGTAATTGGTACAGTTAATTTATATGTAACTCAATTGACTGAGTAGTTATGTCTATCTTAAGAGATAAGGACAAAGATGGTACATCTTATTACATTGAAACAGATGGTAAGATAACTATTAAAACATCACAAGATATTAATCCTATTCTTAAAAAGAATAAAAGACTTTATAACCTTAATGATGGTTATTCTCAATCAAAAGATTTAAAACGTGTAGCAAGTATTCCAAGTTTAGTACTAAGTATTTGGGCAAGAGAATATAATGGTACTAATAATTGGTTTGCTATTCCAAAAAAAGAACGACAAAAAATTTTAAAACTTAAACTTAACAGTAGCGATTTTCGTTACTTTAGAACTGCATCTGGTAGAATTTAATGGCTTTAACAACATATACAGAATTAAAATCCTCAATAGCTAACTGGTTAAATAGAGATGATTTAACTACAGAAATAGCTGGAGATTTTATTGCATTAACAGAATCTGATTTTAATGCAAAGTTAAGAATAAGACAAATGGAACAAGTTGATACTATTACTATCAACGCTGAGACTGTAACAGTACCTACTGGTTTCATAGGAGTAAGATCGTTTTATATTTTAAGTGGTAGTACAAAATATCATTTATCTTATATTACACCTGCTAATTTAATTAGTATTAAAGGTGGATCTACATCTGGATTACCAAGAACTTATACTATAGAATCTGATAATGGAGTTGAAAGCTTTCGTTTCGCACCTTCGCCAGACACGACCTATACAGGCTATTTGCAGTATTATAAGAATTTTACTGCTTTGTCTGATAGTAATACCTCTAACTATATCCTTGCTAACCATCCTGGTATTTATTTGTATGGTAGTCTTTATCATGCATCTAATTTTATCGGTGGAATGGATCCCAACCAAACGCAACAATGGTTAGGTATGTATTCAGCAGCATTAGAAAGATGCGAAAATAACGATAGACAAGATTCTTATGGAGGTGCACCTGTTGTTCAACGAACTGATATTGGCACAGATATATCTTTTTATAGGAGAAAATAATGCAAATACCTTTTGGTGAATGGCTACCTGATCAACCTAAACATAATAATCCAGGTGCTAATGTAGCAACTAATGTTTATTATGCATTAAATACTTATAAGAGATTTCCTTCTTTAGTTAATTATTCATCTAACAACATTGGATCTGATTGTAGAGGTGGTGGATCTTTTAGAGATAATACTGGTAGCGTATATAATTTTGTAGCTACTAATACTGATATTTATCAATTAGATGGTGGAGCTTTTACTTCTCGTAAAGGATCCTTAACAGGAACTAATTCAGACTTTTGGACATTTACACAATTTGGTAATTATGTCCTAGCAAGTAATGGTGTTGATGCACCTCAATATTATTTAATGGGAACATCAACTAACTTTGCAAATTTATCTACAATAGTAACTTCAGGAACTGTCCCAACATTTAGAACATCAGGTGTTATTAGGGATTTCTTAGTTACAGGTAATCAACCAACAAACCAAAACAGAATTCAATGGTCAGGTATCAATGATATTGCTACTTGGGAACCAGGAACAAAACAAGCTGATTATCAAGACTTGCCTGGATCAGGTGGTGAAATAGTTGGTATTACATCAGGTGAGTATGGTTATGTATTTAGACAAAACCAAATCATTCGTATGGACTATGTTGGTGGAGCTACTGTATTTAGATTATCAGTTATATCTCCAAATAGAGGATCTGTATATGGACAAACTATTTGCCAAGATAACAGACGAGTATTCTTTTATGCTGAAGACGGATTCTATGAAATACAAGGTGATAACATAGTTCCAATAGGAGCAGAAAAAGTTAATAGATTTTTTGACTTAGATTTAAACAAAGCGTTTACTGACAGAATTGTATCTGCGGTAGACCCATTTAACCAATTAGCTTTATGGTTATATCCTTCAGCTTCTAATACAAGTAATACTACAGGTATATGTGATAGAATAATTATTTATAATTATGCTACACAAAAATGGTCATTAGCAGAAGCTAATGCTAGTTTTATATTCTCACAATTCGTAGGTGCTTATACTGTAGAATTGATGGACATTATTTCACAAAACTTAGATGCAATTAATATTGCATTAGATACTGACTTTTGGTCAGGGGGACAAAAACTTTTAGGTGCTATTGATAACAATTACAAAGCATCTATATTTTCTGGAACAGCTAATATCTCAGAAATTGAAACTACTGAGATAGAAGTATTTCCAGGAGCAAGAGCCTCAATAACTGGTATAAGACCTGTTGTTGATGCTGAGGCAACAGTTACTATTAAAACTAGGGAAAGATTAGCAGATACTCCAACTGAATCTACTACATCTACTATGAAGAATAGTGGTATTAATCCAGTAAGACAATCTGGTAGATACTTTAGAGCTAATGTTAAAATACCTAGTGGTACAATATTTAATCACGGACAAGGAGTAGATATAACTGCTGTTAAGTCTGGTATTAGATAATTTTACCAAATTAAAAATAGGAATTGATTTATGACTGACAAAACTGATATAGATAACGTAAGGTATAGTTTTGAAACTCAAGAGTTTTTTCAACGACAAATTGAAGAAGCTATTAATACATTAATTAACGAAAAAAATACAGAAAACAATAAAGCTTTTGCTTGGTTTATTGGAGATTAAATGGCAGGAAATTATTTAGGAAAATATAGTATTACACCAGCAAACAATACTACTACTTCTACAAGTAGTGTATCTGTTGCAGAAGGTATGTTACCTTCTAACATTAACAACGCCTTTAGAGATATAATGGCAGATGTTAGACAATGGTATAATGATGGACAATGGATTGAATATGGTGATGGATCTGGAACATATACACCAACTTATGTATCAGCAACAGCTTTTACTATTGATGGCGTAGATGTAACTTCTGTTTATCATTCTGGAAGAAGAATTAAATTAGTAGCTGCAACACCAGGTACAATTTATGGTACAATTTCTAGTTCATCATTTTCAACTAACACAACAGTTAACGTAACTTGGGATTCTGGTTCATTATCTAAT